TAACCAAGGTTATTCCCAGGCCGAGTATGTTAAATGGGCTAAGGACGAGTATGGGGATAAATCCGAACAACAGTACTGCCAATACTTCCTTAAAGCCAGACAGTTTAACGATCAGGTGTGGAAGGACTTACTAGAAAGACAATTAGAACCAGCCGTACATGAGATTATTAAGTTAATGGCTGATGAGGATCCTAAGGTACGCCAAAGAGCTATAGACCAGGTATTTAAGTATACTGGGAATGATATACAGAAGATAGATGCCAGTGTAGCAGGAGCCATGGACATAAAGGTATCGTTTGGTAGTGATGAAGAATGAATGTAGAACTGTTTACCCCCTTTCCTCAACAGAAAGAGTTTATTGATAAGTATGCCGACACCCAGGACCTCTTTGGTTGTTTAGTAGCACCCAGGGGTTCAGGTAAAACCTTACTTGCTATAAACATAACCTTATACTGGGCATTAGGGGGGAGTAATCAAAAGATAGGGTGGGTATCTCCTACCTTCTCCCAGGCTAAATCAGTATTAGACCAGATAGTAAAAGCAGCCCCCGATCTTATAGTATCTAGTAACCGGATGGAAGCAACCATAGGGTTTGTTAACGGTAGTACTATAAAGTTCCTATCAGCCGATAGTGCAGACAACATAAGGGGTTTTAGGTTTACCCATCTTATACTGGATGAGTTTGCTTATATAAAGGAGAATGTAGTTAGTACTATCTTATTACCTACCCTTAACCCTAATAGTAAGAAGTGTTTGATGGTTAGTACTCCTGCCGGTAAAAACCACCTATATAACTGGTACCATAAACCAGAAGTAGTATCCCATAAGATACCCCTTACGGAATGCCCTTACATATCGGAAGAACTACTGGTAGAAGCTAAAAAGAGTTTACCACCTGATATATATGCCCAGGAGTATCTGGCTGAGTTTAAGGATGCAGCTAATGATGTATTCGTAGGTATAGATGGTGTTAGTGTGGTTAATGAATACCAAGAGAAAGGGGATGCCTATATAGGTATTGATACCGGTCTGACGGATGACATGTCAGTACTGTGTGTAATGAGTCCGGTAGGAAGGGTACTTAACATTATAGGTTTAAACAACCAACCCATAAACACTATAGCTGATACCTTCAAAAATAAGCTCTCCCGGTATAACGTAGTAGGAGGGTATATAGAGACTAATGGGATAGGACAAGCTATGTATGAATTAATTAGACAACAATACAAAAAGGTTAAAGCCTTTAATACCTCCCAATCTAGTAAACAAGAGATGGTCCGGAAGCTTATAGGTGATATAGAGAGTAGTACGGTAGAGTTACCTTCAGACACCCTTTGTCCTGAACTACATAATGAGTTTAGTACCTATACATACAAGATGAGTAATAATGGTAAGCTTAGTTTTGGCCATAGGAATGGGTTTCATGATGATTATGTAGATGCCTTACTACTTGCCAACTACTCCAGGAACCAGTTTGTTAACAGAAAACCAATGACTGTCCGAGGTAGTAGATCTAACAATCTTAAGCCTCAGTGGGGATCTCCTAAGTAAAGGTTTTTAAACCATAGAACTATTTAATAATATGACAGAAACAAAAACCGTACAAGTACAGATACCTGAATACCTAACCGTCCAGCAGTATATGGACTTACAGGGTATACCTGAAACGGATTCTAAGCTTGAAAAATCCTTATACATAATATCTACGTTAACCGGTATAGAGGTCGAAGAGTTAAAGTACTGGGATCTAGATAGTATAAAGAAGGTTAACAACCTTATTGAGGGTATGATAAACCCAGGTAATGAATTCCATAGTCTCCTAGAATGGAACGGTACCTTATACGGTTACTCCAACATTAAACAGCAGTCCTTAGGAGAGTATATAGACTTAGAAAACCTTTCTAAAGATATAAACAACAACCTCCATAAGATACTTGCTATACTATACAGACCAGTAACCAAACATAGGTTTGATACCTTTTCCTTCCAACTTAAACACCATCTTAAGGTAGTTAGAGGGACCGGGGTTGCCAACGTATTTGATTACTATGATATAGAAAAATACGATAGTAATACCAGAAAATCAACAGAAAAAGACTTCCTAGGGTTTCCGGTTACTATAGGGTTGGGTGCTATTAGTTTTTTTTTGATCACAGGAAGTCAGTACTTGAACAGTATAGTATATTCGGGGAATCAGGAGAAAGCGGAGAAGATGAACCAGAAGATCCTAACATCTCTTATTCAGAACATTGGGGTTGGTGGGGGACTATTTACTCACTCTCTAAAACCGGTATACTTACAATTACAGGAGACACCTCTATTACAGACCTAAACCTTATGCTAGTACTTAACTACTTAGAGATAGACAAAGATTATAACAAAGAAATGGAGAAAGCTCAGAAAGAAGCCCTCCGTAAAGCTAAATACAACTAACAAGGACGAATACACAAACAGACAAGTCGATGAAACAACAACTACACAACCAGCTGAAGTCCCTAAGAAAAGTAAAAAAAAGGCTAAAACAAAGGAACCTTGTATCGATTGCCCGGACTATACGGCAGAAGAAGAACTAATTAGAGAGAAGGTTCTAGCATTTAAGAGCAAAGGGTATGACAATAACCAGATAGCTAGTCTCCTAAGGGTACACAAACAAGTAGTAGATAGTATAGGGTAATGGCTAAGGTAAACCTAACATACCAAAATATTATAGATGATTTTCAAGAAGCCTGTGAAAAGCATTACCAGATAGCAAGCTTTGACAATGGTACTCTGGATTACCTAGATGCTTCTGCAGTTAACCGTCTCTATCCTTATGTGTTTATGAGACCGTTGAGTGCTATACTAGCTGACCGTACTAGAACATTAACCTTTGAGTTATACTCCTTAGACCAACCTAAGATAGGTTCTTCTTCCAATTCTCAGGTAGTATCAGATACCGAACAGTACATATATGACTTAATGGCTTGGTTTAACTACGGACCTGCTGATAGACAACAGTGGTATGAGGTTAACCTAGTAAATGCCATACCTGTCAATGAAGCCTTCCAAGACAGAGCTTTTGGGTGGGTTGGTACTATAGCTGTAGTAACACCATTTAACTTAGACTATTGTAATTACCCACAACCATGACCTTACAACAATCCTTAGAGTTTTTAGAACAAGCATTAACCGAGGCAATGGTGGAGGAACTCCAAGCCAATGGTTCTTATGACACCGGTGACCTAGCCAAGTCCATAACTTATGATATACGTACCCAGGGTACTACATACCAGCTTGTAAGGTCTATGTTAACTTACGGTATATTCGTAGATCAAGGGGATGGTAGAAAAGGTGGTAAAATGCCACCGGTAAGACCCCTCATAGAGTGGATAAAGGAGAAGGGTATAAAGGTACCTGGTAATCTTACAGTAGAATCCTTTGCCTTTGCCATAGCCAAAAAGATAGAAAAGAAAGGTACCAACCCTAGACCTAGACCTTTTATTGAACCTGCTATAAACAAAGTAATGAGGGAGAAGGCTGAACAGATACTTAGTGAAGGTACTGCCACCGATGTCTTAAATGCTATAAACAGTAAACTACAAGATGTAAAGGTTAGTGTATAATGGCTATAACAGTACTTAATAAACCCACCTCACCCAACGTAACTGATACCAAGCTAGTATATGCTGTATCTTCTAGTAATGCCACATTACCACAGTTTCAGTATGTTACTGATGTTAACCTAGGAGGGGAACGTTTAACAAGACTACTTACTTATCCCAACCCAACAGGTAACGGGGTATTGGAGGTATCTTCTATACTAGGTGATAACTTAGGGTATGATAATGACTGGAAAACAGAGTTGGCTTCTGAGGCAGATGAATCATACAAAGAGTTTACCCTACATTTTTCAGAATCATACGGTACTAGCCTAAGCAGTAGTGTTACCTTCTACCCAGGAGGTGCTTCTGATACCATAAAAGTATTCCCAGGTACTGTAGACCCTAACCAGGGTTCTTTTAACTACTTGGATTCAGGTTCTTTTAGTATCTTAAGCAATTATACTAAAACCGATCTAGCAAAAGGTAATCATGCCACCTTACCGGTATACTTACCAGGAGTTAACAAAACACTAGATGTAAAATATCTTGATGATGGAGGTAGTGTATTAGATACTACAACCTTTAGTTTAGTAGCCGGAGGACAAAATAAGATATTTCAGGTACCTGTTGAAAGTGGTAGCTTTGGGTATTCTGATCCTGACTGGGAAAGTATTACAGTAAACGAACAAGGACAAACTGATATCCTATATACTTTTAATAGGGTAAGACCTTGTTATGATGATGGTGTTACCTTTGCCTTTATAAACAACTACGGGTATTATGAATACTTTAGTATAGGTAACCCAGTACGTAAGAATACTGAGGTAGGTAGAGAGGTAGCTGACTTACCAACGGTTGATTACTCTAACTTAGGAGTATACGATATAACAAGAAGAGGGGAGAAGGCTTACAATACAACCTATACAGATACCTTTGACGTAACCACTGATTACCTAGACCAGGAGACTGCCGGGTTACTAACCGAACTTTATGATAGTCCAGAGGTATACGTACAAGAGAGTGGTAAGTTTATACCTATCATAATTACTGATACAACCTACACCTCCAATACCAACCAGTCTAGACAAAAACTCTTTCAATACACTATTACTTTTAGGTATGCTAATAGTAGGTATAGTAGATGATGAGATCTAACGGGAGACAATTAATCTGAATTAACTACACGTGAAGAACGACCTTATACTTAGGGTAAGATATGAAGAACAGGTATATGACCTAGATATTCTGGAAGGAGTACCTTTGAGGGTAGATATGTCTACGGTGGAGGTAGGAGAACTGGGTAGGGTGTTTGGTATAGGTAGTCAACAGTTTACCCTTCCTGGTACTAAACGTAATAACAAGTTTTTTAAGAATGCTTATGACATAGGGGCTGACAACCCACCTGCTATGTACAATAGTATAGATGCCTGGGTATTACAGAAAGGAGAAACCTTATTACAAGGACAGTTAGAACTCCTGGAAGTAATAACCGATGAGGACGGGTTTGTAAACTATAATGTACAGGTATCTGATAAGGTAGTACAGTTTAAAGAAGCCATAAAAGGTGTATTCTTAAAAGATGCTGATTGGTCTGCCTACTCCCATACTATATCTTCAGGTAGTGTGTTAGATAGTTGGGAAGACAATCTACTATCAGGTTCAGTATTCTATCCGTTAGGAGAGTTTGGTAGGGATGATGATAACCAAGGGTTTAGTATATATCCACCTTTAGGGTATGTTAATAATGATTTAGGTAGTAGTTCGGTACCTCTTAATTTAAGACAATTTTTACCAGCAATCAAGCTAAAAGATACCTTAGATGTAATCTTTGATCAGGTAGGGTTTAGGTATAGTGGTACGTTTACTGAAACCGATGACTTCTCTAACCTGTATATGCTTACTAAGGCTAACGATGAGTTTGGTCCTTTGGTACCTTCTGCTAGTGCTGAGTTTTCTGCTACTGAGAATGTTACCCTTAACGTAAGTAGTTCTCAAACCCTATACGTAACAGCCTCTATAGAATTAAGTGATCCTAAGGGTGCTTATAATCCTAGTACTTCTGAGTATACAGCATTAACTACCGGTGACCATACTTTTAACTGTTCTTTAGTATTTGATAACTCTGACTTAGAGTATATAGGAGCTAAATCCAGTAGGGTAACCATACAGTTAAGAAAAGGTAGTTCAAAACCAGGTAGTGTATTTGCTACTGAAACAAGGTTTTATAATGACGGTGATCCTGCCTCTTTGACTGTATCAGCTACCGGTACTACTTCTATGACTGGTGGTAGTGATAAGTTTTTTGCTGATGTATTCTTTAGCACTATCTACTTAGGACCAGAAACCCCTGTACTTAAGGTTACCCAAAGTAATTTATCCTGTACTCTGGCACCTGCTGTTTACGAGGATGAACCAGTAGATATGTCCTTACAATTTAACCCAGAGCTTAAGTCTGAGGATATAATACAGGGTCTTATAAAACAATTTAACCTAGTCTTCCTTCCAGATCCCAATGACCAAAGAACTATCCTTATAGAACAGTTTGATGATTGGATAAGATCAGGTACTTTAAAAGACTGGACAAGAAAGTATGATACTAGTAAACGGGTATCTATTAAACACCCTATAACTGAGTTACCGAAGACGGTAATACTTTCTAATGACGAAGATACCGATAGGTTTAGTAAGGTAGCAGAAGAACAAGAACCTTACCGCCAGTATGGTAGCTTAGAGCTTATAAGTACTTCTAATAATGCACAGGATGAACAAGAGATAAAGACTTTGTTTGCACCTGTAATACTAGGTAGTAGTTTCCAGACTGGTTCTAACTACCCTAACATAGACTTAAGTAGTACTACAGCCTTTCCTCACCTATACAAGTATGATAATGATAAGGTCAAATCTTATGCATTTAAACCAAGGATAGGTTATAAGGTAACTAACTCCTTACCTGATGGTAATGAAATATATATTGGTTTATCAGCCAACAATACAGTTACTAGTGGTTCTTATGCCACCCTTTCCAACGTATCTCAGTTACCCTCTATAACAGGAGTATCTAATGACTTACACTTTAACAATACTTATGGGGATTTTGTACCTGCAGGTTTAGGTGTTAATAATGGTGTAACAGCATTTATTAAGTACTGGGAAACGTATTATGAGAGTTTATACTGGGATGATGGTAGACTGGTAACCTTAGATTTACTATTCCAACCTTACGAGTATCAGAGTATAAGGTTAAACGATAGGATAATGATTAAGAATCAGTACTATCGTATAAACAAGATAAAAGGGTTTAACTTAACCCAGGATGATGTGGTAACGGTGGAGTTACTTAAACTGTATCCGGCATACTTCCAGTTAGGAGAAGGAGGTATAACTCCTATAACTACTACCACCACAACTACAGAATCACCTACTACCACTACTACTAGTACAACAACTAGTACAAGTACTACAACCAGTACAACCACAACATCTACAAGTACTACAACCTCTACTACTTCAACTACAACAGGTCCTCCTAGTACTGAGATATTCAGTGATAGAGGAGACGGGGGAGGTTATCCTGCAGGTAATGTCTGTAATGAAACCGATCCAACCAATAACTCTTTCTACTTAGCCGGTTCCGGTAAAACAGTAACAGTAGATATAACAGGAGAAATAGTTTATACCAACCCTGGTCTTACTACCACAGTAACCGGAGAACAGCTTTACTTTGGTGTAAACGATACTAGTGGAGGGGCAGCTGGGTATGTTATACGTATAGACTTTGATGGTACAGTAATGAGTTGGCAGGCTTGTGGGGCTACTACAACTACTACCTCAACGACTACAACAACCAGTACAACTACTACTACGACTATACCACAATTTACCGTATTAGGTGGTGATACAGGTACTAATAACTCTTCAGAACTAGCTTGTGGTGATGACAGTAATACAACCTATACTGTTATAGATAATGATAGTAGTGGTACAGTTACAACAGGTGACGAAATAGTAGGTCTTTCTAATGGATTCTTAAAGATAGGTAGTAACCAGTTTGTAGAATTAGATACCGGTATAGTATTAGCTCCTGGTTTACAAAATTGTCCTACAACCACTACTACTACAACTACAACTAGTACTACTACCTTACCTGGAGTATTATACTATAGTAACCGTATAGAGCTGTCTGGTTATGGTAATTCAGAGGATGCATGTACAATACTTAATACCTCTACTATAATTTATACTAATAAAGGTTCCTTAGGTGCAGTAATAGCTGGTGATTTCTTCTATACAGATGCAGCCTTAACAGCAGGGTGGGATGGTGATGGAAAATGGTATGGTTTAAATAGTAGTAATGGTGCAACACCTTCTCATTCCTTTAGAATAGCTTCAGATGGTGAGGTATTAGAAACTAGAGACTGTTCAGTACCTACTACGACTACAACTACTACTACAACACCATCGTTTACTGTACTAGGAGGAGATACAGGTACTAACAATTCTTCAGAACTAGCATGCGGAGATGATAGTAATACTAGCTATACGGTAATAGATAATGATAGTAGTGGAACAATAACTACTGGGGATGAGATTGTTGGGTTAAGTAACGGATTCTTAAAGATAGGATCTAATCAGTTTGTAGAGCTTGACACTGGTATAGTACTAGCACCTGGATTACAGAACTGTCCTACTACAACGACTACTACAACTACGACTACAACCTTACCACCTTCTACTCAAGTATTCTCTAACCAGACCGAAGGAAACGGTAATGCTACATTCTGTGTTGATCAGAGTACTCTACAATACCTAATATACCTATCCGGTACTGGTAAATCAGTAGAGACATCAGCTTGTGTGGGAGAGATAGTATACGATAACCTATCATTAACAAATGTATTCCAAGGAGATGACGAATGGTATGGGGTATCAGATGATGTAGATCCATCGGTAAGATATTACGTACAGATAGATAACAATGGTGAAATACTTGACTGGGTGGATTGTGATGCTACTACTA